GTAGTTGACATTGAGCCGGTGACGGTCAAGCCTGAATTGCCGAAGACCAGCCTGGATCAGTTGAACGCTGCGATCGCTCAGCCTGAGCCCGAACCCGTGGAGGTGGTGACTGATGAACTCTTCTGATTTTTTGACTGATGTGCAGTTGGCTGCACGATGGCAAGTTCACCGGCAGACGCTGCTTAGGTGGCGCCGGCAGGCAACTGGGCCAGCCTATGCGCGCATCGAAGGGCGCGTGCTCTACCCATTGGCCGAGGTGGAGCGTTACGAACAGGCCAACACCATCACTCACGACTAACCCATGACCTTCAAAGCAAACGGCGCATTGTTCAGAAACACCGAGGAAAAGCTGCGCGCGCGGCTGAAGGATCGGTTCGACCCGTCCAAGAACTATCCGATGTATGACGGCGTAATCAGCGTGCCGGCCGATCAGGCGTATGCGATGGCTAAGTACTTGATGGATGCAAAGCCGAACGAACGCGATCAGATCCCGATGCGGATCAGCGGCTGGCGGAAGGAACCTGCCAGCGGCGGCGATGCCTATGTATCGATGGCGATCGAGCCCGACTACAAGACGCAAAAGGCGATCGAGGAGTCGGCACCTGCTGCGGCTGAGAGCCTGGCGGCTGCTACCGGCGGCGTGGTGGTTCAGGCTGACGTGTTCTGATGCAGCAGCATCAGCTCCAGGCGTGCGATCTCATGGACCGCCGCCTGGAGCATTTCCTGCTGGCGGTAGGTCTGCCTAAGGAGCTGGGCGGCAAGCTGCCCGGCTTTGCCATTGGCTTCAAGCATCCGGCAGTCGCCTTCCAGCTTGAACAGCTTCTCAGGGGCGATCTCGACTTGCAGCCATTTTCCGAAGTCCATCGAATCGGGGCAGTTGCCCCATGTTGCCCATGAAATGCCCCCAATGCGGTGCCGGCCGCTTCTATGCGGTGATCACCAACAACGTGTATGAGAACCAGACGGTGCGTAAACGGCAATGCCGCCAGTGCAAGCATGTGTGGTTCACGGTCGAGCTGCCAGTGAGCCGGTACGCCATCGGTTACAGCCACGATCACATGAACAAGCCAGTGTTGCGGGTGCCGGTGGAGCTTGCTGCTGAGGTGACGCCAGGCGGCCTTGCCGACTCGCCGGATTAAGAACTGTTACAGCCCCCTAGCGTGCACTGCCGGCGGTGTCCCATACTGTGTGCACGGCCGACGAGGCCACTACCCACCCCGCCAACCATGACCACCGCCACCGTTCAGATCCAGTCCGTCGGCCGCTGCAAAGGCAAACCCGCCGGTCAGCTTCAAGCCGGCGACGTGACTATTTGGAACTTTGGTTACACCCACGCCTTCGTTGGTTTTGTCAAGGAGACAAAGGCTCAGGTGATCGCACAATTCGCCAACAACGACGGCACCACTTGGGAGAAGCGCATGGGCAAGGACCGCCTGGTTGCCGTCGTCTGAGCCCTCCGGGGCTCTTCACCCACCCCACCACGCCATGTTCACCGCCACTGCTCTGGTGATCTGGAAGCTGATCCTGCCGCTGCTAGTGCTGGTCGCTCTGATCGACTGGCTGACGGCTTCCACCGATCGCCGTGTTCTCATCCTGCGTCGCGCTGGTCTCACCCAGCAGCAGATCGCAGATCGCCTCAACCTCACCCGCTACCGCGTCCGCCGGGCGCTCGCATCATGATCACCAACCGCTTCTGGAATCGCGTCGGCCTGCTTGTGCTGATGTTCATGCTCTACGGCATCGGCATCGCTGCCGGCCGCGATCAGGCCACGCTGGCCCACCACCAACACCCTGCGTGCCATCCGGGGTTGAAGCCATGACTGACGCCCCTGAGCTGCGCCGCTTTTACTTCACTATCCGCGACGCCAACGTGATCGAATGCATCTGGGCGTACAGCCTGACGGATGCCAAGGCCAAAGCAGCCACTGACTGGTTGCCGTTCTGGGACGAGATGGAATGGATCGACCCGCAACACATCGCCCGCACCATCGATGGATAACGTCTGCCTTCAGTGGGATGACCAGCAGCAGGGCCGCTACGGCGACGGCATCAGCCGCCCGAAGCCCAAGGCCCGGACACGCGAGTTCAGGCTGCTGGTGTTCAAGCCCGGCTCTCAGCCGATGACATGGATCACCCGCGCCGAGACGAAACGGCACGCGATCAAATACGCGCAGGCTCGCTGGCCCGGCTCTGAGGTGGAGGTGGCATGAACTGCTACCGCGTCACCCTCGCGATCGATCAGGTTGAGCTGCTGGCACCGAACGCGGCCACCGCTGCGCTGAGCGCGATGGAGCTGTACCCAGGCCAGCAGGTGCTGAGCGTGCTGCTTCAGCCCGACTGGGAAGACGATGACGATGACCACCCATCACTGACCGCTGCAGAGCGGAACCCGAGCCTGCGATGACCGACCACATTCGCGCCAAACTTGAAGCGCTCATCAGCGATTCGGGCATGTTCAACGCCGGCCAGGTCGAAGAACGGCTGCGGCTGTGCGCCTTGATCGATGCACGGCTCGACCAGCTGGCTGGGCTGCCCAGTCACCCGCACATCTCGGCACGCCGGGAAGAACTGCTTACGATCCGCCAAGCCATGCACCCACACCAATGAACCGGGTTCAACTCGATCAGCAACGCGCCGACATGCTCGAGGCGCTTTACCAAGCCAGTGGCCGCACCTGCTGCACCTATACCGGCCTGTGGGAGGAGTTCAGCATGGACCTGGGCGCCAACTTCCGCGACACCGATTACGCCGAACTCCATGCCGCGTGTGTGCTGGCGATTGGCGAAACCGAGAGCCATCTGGCTGACAAACACGCGCAGCAGTGCATCCATGTGTGCCGGCAGTTCTTGCTTGGCAAGTGGGGCAATGCCTAGCCCGCGCATACCAACGCAGCGCGGTCGCAACTTCACGGTCAACATCCGCATGAGCCGCGAGGAGATCGAAGCTGCCCGCAAACTTGGCGGCGGCAACATCAGCCAAGGTTTTCGGCAGGCGATCCGTTACGCGACCGAGCGCGACCTTAAGCCGGTGAAGCTGGCCACCATGCTCCGCTCAGCCGCTGTGCTGGCGCAGGACCTTGAAGATGCCTGTCAACAGTTCAAGTCTGACGCCATGAGCCGCGTCAGACGCGCTACCACCAAACCATGATTCTCTCCGACACCGAAATCGAAGACCTGATCGCCACTCAAGGGATGGTGCAGGGCCATGACCCAGACCTGATCAATCCAGCCAGCTTGGACCTGCGGCTTGGCAACCTGATCATGCTTGAATCGGTCCAGAACCACCAGATGATCCCGCTCGAGATCAGCCGGTACACGCCAGAGCATCCTTATCAGTTGGTGCCTGGTCAGTTTGTACTGGCCCAAACGGTCGAGACCTTCAACATGCCCGAAGATGTGGCCGGCCTGTTCTTTCTGAAGTCGAGCCGCGCCAGGGAGGGCTATGAGAACCTGCACGCTGGATATGCCGATCCTGGCTGGCATGACAGCACGCTCACGCTTGAGCTGAAGAACGCGCGCCAGCTGCAATCGCTGCCGATCTGGCCCGGTCTGAAGATTGGCCAGATGGTGTTCTTCCGCATGAGTCAGCGGCCAGCAGTTAGCTATGCCGTCACTGGCCACTACAACAACGACCAGCTTGCCACCGCCTCGAGGCAGTTCAATGTCTGATCCCGTCAACCAGCCCGGCCACTACCGGCAGGGCGAGATTGAATGCATCGACGCGATCCAAGCGGCGCTAACGGCTGAGGAGTTCCGCGGGTTTTGTAAGGGGAACTTGATGAAGTACGCCTGGCGTGAACGGCACAAAGGAGGCAAGGAATCCTTAATGAAGGCCCAGTGGTACCTAACCCGTTTGCTTGGCACCATGAGCCAATGAACGACCACCACCTGCCAGGTCTGACCTTCCTCGAGCGGCTGGCGGTCGCGATGCTGGTCCGCAGCCCTCGCACCAGCTTGGTGATGGTGAAGGAGCATGACGCCCTTGAAGTGTTCGTCGCAGCGGATCAATCGGATCCGGTAGCGCGGGCCATCATGAGCGGCGACGGTGAACCGGCCTCGATGCTGCTTGAGCGGTTGTATCACGCGCCCAGCTACGGCGAGCCGGAATGATCACGTTCTACGGCGGCCGGTTGCTTCTCTTCTGCGATCGCGCCGACCGTACCTGGCACGCGCGTGTGGTGTTAGGGCCCAAGCCTGAGCATCAGCTCGAAGCCGACACCGGCGCCATCCGGCTGCAGGATGCGATGCTGCGTGCGCAGTCCATCTATCAGATGGCGTGCGCCAACATCCGACCAGCCGGGGCGGTGCCGATGTGTTGGGACTGCGTGCAATGGGAAGCGACGCGGAATCGCTGCAACCTGCAGTTTCCTGAAGCGCGGCAGACTGGCGGTCGATTTGCGGCACGCTGCGCCATGTTCACGCCTGATCGGTGAACCATGCCGCGCGAATGGTTGACGCCAACCCGTGAGCCGTGGTGCCCGTTGATCCGTGATCTGCTGCACGCGATCGACCGGCATAACGGTCTGTATTTCGCGACGGGTGACCGGTGGCACCTCGAGCGGGCCCAAGACCTGCGTCAGTATGTGATCAGCCTGAAGGACTGGATTCGCCGCCATGAGTGAGCCGGTTTGCGTGAGCCGCATGGATCGCGACGGCGGCTGGATCGAAACGCTGGAACCTGCTGGCGGCGGAGAGCTGTACTACCGCAGCTGCGCGCACGGCATGTGCCGATACTCAAGCGACCTCTGGCAGGCTGAGCTGTACCTTGATCATCTGCTGGCCCGATGAGCAGTCTTGCCGTGATTGCCTACCTGGCGGTGATGTACTGGGTGATCTGCGCGCTGGTGATCTGCCTGCTGAAGAAGATCCTGCCCTAGTTTTCACCCGCCACCCACATGGCGATGGCCCACTCACGGGATGCTGACCAGAACTCTTGCTGGCGATACCAGTCGAGCCACGCCTTGTGGCCCTTGCGGCTGTTGCAGCTAAGGCAGCAGCTGATCAGGTTCTCGCGGACGGTCAGGCCGCCATGGACCTTGGGGATGACATGGTCCAGAGTGGGCGATCGCCCAAGCGGATCGTCGCAGTAGGCGCAGCGATAGTCCCATGCCAGATGGATCTGATCGCGCGCGTGGCGCCTTGTGACCAGCCGCGTCTCATCAATGTGCGCCTTGTCCACTGAGATCAAGCGGCAGGGGCATCGCCTCGATGCAAAGATCGAGGATGTCGTCGTCGTTGCCGAAGTGTTCCGAAAGGCGGCTGTAGAGGTTGGCTGGCAGCTCGTCGGGGTCAGTGTCGGAGCGGAGCACCACCTTCGCGGTGATCTCGATCAGGAACGCCCGCATGGGCTGGCTGCTGCTTGGCCAACGGTAACCGCTGCGACCGGATCAACCCCGATAACGCTGCGCACGGTGTATATTGTTTTCAGCCACAAGCCGGATGCATGGCCCGGAGTTAGTCCTGTCAGCGACGAAGGCTGACCATCACCCATAAGCCGGATGCAGGGGCCGGAGATAGTCCCGCCGACGACGCAGGTCGGCCGC